TTATAGCGACCGTAACGGCAGCAGAATTTAAGTACCCACTAAAGACGTCATTCAGCACCATATCATGGCTTGCCCGCTCACTTTGATTGAAGTCGTCCGCGTCGGGAAAGTCAATGACAAAGGGTCTGTCAGGGGTGTCGACTAAAATGCCCCTATTAATCGCCTCGGTTGCATACTCTCGAACGACTGCTTCAAATTGGGCCAATGTCGGGTTATCGAATGCGCTAAGTGGATTTTGCAATAGAATTGTGAACACATCCTCTTGGATTCGCGCTTCAAACCAATCTTTCCCAAGCATAATTCTATGCTCAGTACCGTTCGCATTCATCCCGTCCGTATTAAAAATGTTGTCCCCGACTTTAGCAATTCGATTATATTTCTTGCCTTCAAGCACTGAGATTTCCGTCGGGGTAAGTGGTTTCGACGTCCCATCGGCAGCTAAACCGGACTCTTGAACGAGTGACAAAACTTCCATTGCGAATTCAGTCGTACCTTCGGACGCCGGTAGAACGCATCCTGCAATCGCAGCGTCAGGCCATTCGTCGGAATGTTCAGAGTAAATGCACATCGTCCGGCTAAGAGCAAGAGCATCGCATTCAGACCCAAGGTCCGTGCTTGTACCTGCGCTCTTTGCGTCTGTGTTACTATAAACTAGCATACATTGCTTCTTTTTCGCGTTGATGTAACTTCCTACTGCAACTTGCTGTGTCGTCGTAAGGCTGCGTTCACACATAACTTCATAGTAGCTATCATCAAGCTCAGAGATGGCAGTAAGCGCTTCAGTCGGCTCTTCAGCGTCGAGCCCGGCTTGAGAAAAACCGTTGCTGACATCCATGTAAGTCGAGGATGTTAGATCGGTCCCGCCGCCGCCAGAGACAATTGATAGAGTTGCTGCACTTGCCCCCGTTGCGCTATGCTTGAGGATCAACCTGTCTTCAGAGTCAAATTCAAAAGTTGCTGTATCGAGTCCAGTGATGTTCGGCGATCCAATAGCCTGAATCGCGGCGGTTAATACCGTTGCGACTTGAGAAAGAGCGGTAATCCCGTCAAAGTCAACCCCGGTTACAACGTCCGTGCTTGTACCGTCGGAAACGGTAAAAGACCCGTCAGAGACTAGTTCCCAAACTGCATAATCTGTTTCGTGCGTACCGCAAACAAAGTACGGTTCGGACGCCGAGGAAACCCAGCGACCTAACATGAGCTTTTGAGCTTGCCTTTTTTGACTAAAATACACGTTCGAAAACGAGTATGGGTCTGTGTCTGCTGTTAGGTTATTCCAGTCAGACGGTGTTACGTATTTGTATCTTTGGTCGATGGGGATCTGTGAATCATCGACCAAAAATAGTCCAATGCCGAAAGACGTTCTCGGAGCAACCGCCGTTTGCAGTACCGCCGAAACGTTTACGAATTCAGTGATTAGAGCCATTGTATAAACTCCTATGGTGCCTCAGCAGTGACCGTGTATTCGGTTTCTGCGTCATCTTCTAGGGTCCCCGTCAATTCTACAGAGTTAATCAGCATGTCCTCTTCTGTTTGTTCAACGTAGTAATACGCCAAAAATTCAAGATCAACTTGGTAGACTGGAGAATATTTCGTATCAATTATCTGTGTCATATCTCTGATGCTGCCCGCCTCGATAAAAGTCACTCCCGAATCTTTCAAGAGCTTTCTTGGTGCAGGCATCTCGTTTGCCACAGCTAGTTTTTGCAGTGTTGTTCTCGCGGTTTCGCCCCAACACTCGACAGTTATTGTATCTTTGTGCCGACTCTGGTAAGTAACGTCAACATCCCATCCATCAGGAGAACCCTCGTAGGACGTGTATTCTATCGGCACGGATGCCACGCGGTACCATGTTAAAAATAAAGGCGTAGGGCGAGGGCCATTTTGACGAGATTTTATGATATTCGTCTGGCCCGTTACAAGCGCAATCCAATCATATATCAACTCGTCATTCATTTTCTTTTTCCTCATAGATGAATAATTTACAATAATTTCCTAGTCTAGACCTATCAGATATCATAGATATTTTATAAGTTTTGCCGTCGATTATTAGCTTATCTGGGTCAGCTGGCCCCCAGGAAGAGACCCCAATTTCAGTCCACGTTCTAAGGTGATTCTTGTCGATTTCCCCAGAAGGTAGCATCTGTTTCTCTTCTGGGGTCACAGGTTGCGGCGCGATAATACTAATCGATGAGGTGGAGGGCGTACCCGGAACCCAGACCCCTTTGACATACGCCCCAGCGGTGTACTGTACTAGCGTCGCGGTTATCATCTCACTTGCAAAGGCGGAGAGCATTACCCATCCTTTCCATATGTGATTGACTGTCTCATGGTGCCGGTATCTACTAGCGGTTTAGATGAGCCTTTTTGGAGTCTAGTAGATAGAGCATTTGGTGGATAAGTAATTTCATCGATTTTTTTCCGGACCCAACTTTGCAATTGGAGACCGATTAGCTCGAAAGCTTCATCCGGCGAGATATCTTTTTTCACAACTTTTTTAGAAACAACACCTATCAGTTTAATTAAAGCGGCCCTTTTTTCCCGCATAGTACTTCGAAGAAACGACCTTGCGGGAATCACAACTTTCTCAGCGGGGCCGAAAGCGCTTTGCGCTGTTATAGTTGTGCCTAACTCATTATACGCCGCGATTTCAGCAATCGTCTGGCCATGGTCAGCGTTTGGGTGTTCACCCGTACCTTTAAGGACGCCGATTTTCATGTCAGCAAGAGAAGTCAAACGATGCAGCAACTTAGGCAGCTCTTTTAACTCAGTGTTAGGTTTTAGCTCTTTACTAGCCATCCCAGCCAACAACCCCTAATTGCATACCCACGACCATCGCCATGTTCCAAAACTCAGCCCCATAAGGGGTCGAAGTATACGAATTTTCAAAGCCGCTCGAACTCGCGCTCGATGCATACGATATAGAAACATCACCAATGCTTTTACTCGCTATAGGACCAGAAGCGCCACCGCCATTCGCCATGTCTTGAGACTTTTTCAGAAAATGCGCGGTGAGATAATACAGCCCCTCATTATAAAAAGTGTCCCAAGTTCCCTCATTTACAAAAAGCTCAGCACGGGTGATAAAAGTCTCGACCCTAGAATCGTCCACGGTGGAAAATTCTGAGAATCGAGACTTAAATCCTGTTGCAGTAATAGCCATTAAATGCCCTTACCAAACCGCATAGAACCAGGATACATGACATGCAGCGATGCGAATTCAGCAGTTACTGGGACAACGTATTCGAGCCCTTGCAATTGCGGTCCGTGTACTGTGATATCCATCGGGATTTCGATAACCAATTTCTCGGGATTGTAATCGAATACCAGCATCTGGTCAACGTCAGACGACGAGATAGTTGTCGAGTCGACTAATTGACGTACTTTGATAATGTCAGCCTCAGAGTTCAACCAGGGGCAGTTTGCAACCAAAAAGTTTTTGATTGAGCTGTCTCGGTAAGGGGTTGTGGAAATCAGGTTCCATTGCGCCGGGGGAAGAGCAAGTTTGTTCGGTACTTCTACTTGTTTAGAGTTAACGTCAACCGCGCTAAACAGAGAGTTCACGTCGTACAGGATTTCAGTAGCAGTTTTATTCGTCCAGAGCTTAGAAGTCCCACCGGCGTTGTCTGCAACCGTGTCAGTGGCGATTGTAGTAGCAGCTTGGTATGTGAAAAGACCGGGAAGGTTGATCGTACTAACCCCATTGAATGTCGCGTCGTTCATCTCTTCTTCGATAGCTTTTCGTGCAGCGTTTGCGCGTTCTTGAGCCAAACTCGTTCCGTTCAAAGCTCCAGCCCGAATCTCTGCCATTGTATAACCGAAAGACGAAGCGCACTCTTTAACCGGGTAACGGGTTTCCCCAGCGCTCACGTCAGCCCTGGGCAAGTCAGAGGCGTTGTTCTGAATCCATTGAGCTTTACCGACTTTATCGTAGTCCTTACGGATAATAGTTTGAGTCCCTGCAGGAACTGCAAAAGACACCGGAAAAAGGTCACGATAAGGGAGTTCTGGATAAAGAACTTCATACATTTTTGGAACAATATGCTCCAATTGATTATAAAAAAACCTTGCTTGTGCGTCAGTTAACTGCATCTTATTTCTCCTACAGGTCAAGCCGAATTTTGGCGATAGTGTTTTCGGCAGTCGTGGTCTCTTCCAACGTGCAACCTGTCAATTGTGTCTCACCAGTACTGGCAGTACCCGCGTCGATCACGCCCGTGGTGTCATTGTAAAAAAGGCCAGTTCCCATCGCCGAAGCGGTTGGGATATTCACATAAAGGTACCCTTTTTTCATAACGCCGACTACTTCGTATTGGTCATACGTCAGTTCATTTGTCGATACGGCACCACGTTTTGACAGGTCTCTAATAGTAACGCCTAT